TGCGTTATAGGCTCCTCTCTGGGAGGAACGTATAAAGCATCCGCAAGAACCGTCATGAGAATATGTAGAGCTCTATAAAAAGGCTGCGGCGCCAGATCTCTACCCTCAACGTTGACTTAATGCACGAGTGTGACTCGAACTGTTGTTACACCCTAGAGTGTTGTCTATAAAGACAAGCACCGGTGATTAGCATTGGGAAGGTAACTCTCTACGGAGTTTCCCTTTCCAGCTAGTCGTGGATTAGAAGATTAAGATCCTATTCTAATCGCAGTCCATGATGATGGATGTGGCTGTGTGTTATAGTAAGCGATCTCAATCGCGAAGCGTCTTGCCCCACAGTATGGCTTAGTTGACGCGAGCGCAGCAGAGATAATGCGGCGCGAGTTGCCAGAAAGTTTTCCTGACAGGTAGTTGGACCCCCACCCCATCCTAGGTCGGAGAGGTAAAGATAGGGTACCAAGTAGCCAGTCTGCCCACGTGCGGATACGGTGGGTTGCCCTGATCCATGCTGAGTATATGCTATGAGATGAGGGAAGCAAGGCGTCGACGTCGTCGTAACGACCTTGTGAAATCAGCCCTTTGACACAGGTCTGATGGAACCATCTTGGGACAAGAGGGTCGGAACTCGCAGATGACAAAGGAATCTTCCATCTTGTGTCACGAATAGGCACCGAGACCTTTACGGCTGGCATGGTCACAATTACCCATTCAGTGACGACACGAGTTTTCGGGTAGAGGACACCCGGCATGAATGGTTTCATACGTCGGACAACCTCGTCATGGATCATCGGGCGAAGATCCATCCAGTGTAAGCCATACCGGGCCGCCTTGCTCTGAATCTCCTGCAGGCCTGGGAGGCCAGGGAATTTGGACTTGCTCGGCAGTATGGTTACAGCAGGCACTAGATAAGGACCTGCATACTCGGTGGGGTATCCTACAATTTCATGCAGTCCTACCCCCCCGACAACGACTGGTGTGGCGACCCAGTTCGCTATAACCTCGAACGGTTGTGCGAGTTGTGTTGCAAAGCGACGTAGTTCCTGCTTTGCAAAGTGAGCGACCAGTTTTAGTGGTGCGTCGCGATTCACCAATGTCTGCCAGCGTTGGGCGACAGCGCGGATCTCAGTTATCTTACAAACAGGTTCCGACTTAATAGGATTCCTCCATAAGATAGAGGTGATACCTCTAGACAGGTAGCCGAATACTCCGGTTCGTCCCGACACCTGGCGCAGGTACTCGTCATAGCTTGGCGACACCCACGTCTTTTCAGGGGTAATTTTTAACCCGGCCATACGCATAACTTCGCATACGCCTATAGCTAGAGCAGGCTGTTCAACGACTACTCTTGCATCATCACCTTGCGTGCACAAGCCCTCATAAGAGAAAGCTGGTGCGCCTGCAAAATGGTGGAGCCAGGTCCACGATGCATACAATTCGGCGAATTGTATCCACGTGTCGAGAAGGGCTGTCCATCTCCAACCGCTAAGAATGCCTTTCCTAACGGGAATGGTGGTGTCGCCGACTACCACCCCAGCGGGTGCCACTACAATTGATGTGCGGATGCGCGCCAGTGCCTGTTGTTGCTCATGATCTGGTAACAAGCGTGATATTACTGTAAGAACAGCGTCTATCATGTCAAGTGTGATATTGTGGTCAAACTTGGATTGGTCGATAGGTACGTGCCACATGCTAGGGTCACACGAGTCCCGTGCCATTTCCTCCCATAACGAGGAAAAACGTGCACCGCTGTAGAATAGAGTGGTGCCACGTATCTTACGCATGGCTGGCTCAAGCGCAGTTGATAACCATGCCATGTTAAGGTAAAGTCCTAGGTCGGTAAGTATAACTAACCTGGATTTATCCGGCTGCCGTTTGACAAACGCCTTGGCTGTCTTTGGAGTCGGGTCTAAGGCAATATCGTAGATTTGCTGTGTAGTGTACTTGAGCGGAAGCAAGTCTTTGGTGCTCCGAACTGGGATGGGTTTTTCCCAGCCATCAACTTGGATTGAGACATCCAGTGATACACCGGCAGAGCCACCCCTAGTCCAGGATTGGCCTGCAATGAATTCGTAGAATCCAACGGTCGGAGGTGCAGGCTGTACACCTTCGACGAATTGGTCAACACCTTCGAGGAAGTAGGCGTGCCAATTAGGTAGCTTAGACCCAGGCGGTTCGAGTGGATCGGAGACCCATTCCTTGGCAGCGTCCAGAAAATCCTCAGTAGGAGGAGCCGCCGTGTATCCTCCTAGATCCAGGAGGCCTACCATTGCGCGCCATCCTGGGACGGCGTCACAATTTCGCTTTGTCCAGCCGGACAGAAGCTTGAAGATAGCACGAAGCGTAGATTCGCGCAAAATCCCGGTTGGGAAGGTGAAAGGAAACCACTCCTTCAATAGGAATTGCAATAATGGTTTACCGTCTCGGGGCACTACAGAAAAGTAGAGATAGAGACCTCTAGAGTATCTAGGGCCATAGAAGCGAGACCAGAAGTCCGGAACCTTAGGATTGAACCTAGTGCGCGTCTTCTCCTCTGCCGTAATGGGGCGGTGGAGGATGTCATCTTCCATACGCCAAGCAGATTTATAGATACCATCGGGTACATTGTCCCTCCAGTACAGGTGATCGCTTTTTAATGTTTCTAGATCAGGATGATCTAAGGAAACTCTGACAGTCCGTTCAGCCGCGATGATTTCGCGTACCTCAGCAGAATTGTCTTCGAGCCATCTGGAGATGACATTTTGGGGGGTCCTCGCGTGCTGGGCTTGCAGTACGCGCGCCATGGTCACCACTACTCCACCGGGCCAGGTGGGTCTAGCAGTAAGACTTGGGTATGTGAAATACCCACTTATTAGCTTGTCCATACCCCAGCACATATACTGTGGGTATAGAAGCGGGAGGTATGATGCCGACTGAAGTGACATCGATACACTGGTGATGGTGCGTGGCACCTCATCTAACTGAGATATGGTATTGACAGAAAAAGACATCAAGCTTCGAAGTCAAAGGCCCTAAAACACTCGGAATCGGTAGGAATGTCAGCCAATCGCCGCACTTCCAATTCCTCGGTGTAATAGTACCTCAAGTTCTGACTCTCTAAGGGGATATCTCTGAGTGGATCCCTAGAGTGTATAGCATATCTGAGAAATATCGCCTCAGTTCTCGAAAAGTCAAGAGGCGGATATATAAGGCTCATGGATACGTCCTGAGGGACGTACTCAACGTACGCTTTTCTAGCGGAATCATCTCCGATGGAGATGAGATTTGCCCACGTGAGCGGAGAGTGGGCATTACCTTCCACATAGCGGAAAGGGTGGGCATTCGAATCAGTGCCATCTCTATAGATCAGGAAAACCTTACCATACCATGACGATGGATCGATGCTCTGTGTCACAACTCCCAAGTTATGGAAGGGCTTAAACCTTGCTACTTTAGAGCAAAAGTCAGCAATGGTCGTTGAAGCGTCGTCTTCACAACCTGCGGCAAATACGTAGTATCCACCGTTTCTAGTAATCGGGTGATTATTAGACAGGGCAACTGAAACTTTGCCGTTCCAGTTCATATCACAAAAACGCAGAGCCCTGTCGCCTAGCCAGTCAATAGCGTCTTTGTAATACCTGAATATCGTATCAGGGGGATACCTTGATACTCTGAGGTTACCAGTGGCAGATAGGACTGCAGGTAACGAAGTGGTGGCAATTGTAGCCAAGAATCCATTGTTAGGGTACCTAACAAGGATACGTCCCTCGCAGATTGCTTGGGAGACTCTACCGGGTACAGTTCTACCGGCGTGCGACTGAGTAGAGCCATTTATGCCCCACACTTTCTCTCGTACTATGCGAGCGAAGCTCCGATCCCTCCCGGTGTTGGCATGACCTGCGAGCCAGAAGAACGATCTGGGTACGGCGGTCAGGAGCATAATCATATCAAAAGCTGCTGCCATTGATAATCCAGACTTAGCAAGATAGAGTGCTAGCTGTCTGGGGCTTGAGGGCAGGTGTACCTGGCCTACAGTTGTCCCGCGAACAGTGACTATTCCTGCAGTTATGCACCACGCGACAAAAGAATCATGTGGTGGTACCGAGAAATTGGCCAACTGGGCAGCAGGTGGCGTGATTGGCTGCAATGTAGCAGGATCCCAAGTCACGGCGGGATACATCCCGATGGCGTTCGTGGGCGTAGACCACGGACGTCCAAGTGTGCCTTTTGCTTCAGAGGCAGGTGCCATGACAATGCGAGATGATGGGTGACACCACTGGGAAGGACAGTTCTTAGGAACCATGAAACCCCCGCCCATAACGGGCGATCCATTCCCGCTGTCACTCTTGCCGCTTACTTCTCCTCCGAGGAGATGAAAGTTGGACATGGAAGCGAGGATGGCTAAAGAATCGGCAATATCCGCCGATCCTTGCGCATAGTTAGCGAGTATGCCAAGCGCGGTCAAGATCGCTGGAGCAGAACTTTGAGGTGGGGTCGTAAAAATCCTGTTGATAGCAGGACCAATGTCGACGCCAGTTGTAGGATGTTCACCTACGAGAGTGGTGCCAAGTTGTAGGACAATAGGGTCACCACCGGCAGCGCCGTCGAAGACGAGCTTGCGGTCGCGTGTTGCTTCCTGTGTGCGGAGGAAGATGACGACTAGGTCATCCTCTCCTTTGACGGAGGCGGCACCTCCATCTACGCCTGGAACATCTGTAAGAGTGAAACAGGCACCGTCAGCCTTGAGCATCATAACTCCTGGCCACCACTTTTGTGTTAAGTCGACGGTTTTCTTGTCTTTTCCAGGCTGAGGTGGAACTAACTCGCCATACCAATCATACGGTTTTCCGGAAAAGTATATCTCTTTGAAAGGGTATTTCAGAAGAGCTATCAGATACCAAATGTAGGCATCTGTGAAAGCAGCCTGCTCATTAGTAACTGGTATAATGACCAAGGTCTTGTCCAAGTCAGCGAATGTCTTCCCTAACCGTTCCATGCCTGGTGATCCTGGGGTAAGGATCTCCGACATGAATTGAGTTGCCATATAATACGCATTTATCTTGGGTAAGCTGGCAACTCCATTGACGGCATATGCTGGCAGATATGCGTCGTACCACTTAGGCTGCTCGTTGGCACGCATAGAGGTGGTTGGGCTAAGGCCTGCGTCGGGCTCAAACCCCATTGCACCGTAATAGCCTAAGAGATGGGCCATAGGTGATTTGGCTGAATAGCCTCCTCGGATAGCTTCCTGGGCGTCAGGAATACCGGCAGTAGTGGGAGAGTGTGCAAAGAATGGAGATGCAATCCTCAGTACTTCAAGCCACTCAGCGCCATGCAGAATTGGCGCCCTCATCCGCATATACGAGTTAAATGCGGTTGGTGGAGCTGGGCCATCCCAGTTCATAATCTGCTCCACTTGTTCGGACAAACTTGTTGCGCGTCCTGGAATATGGTCTTCTTGTGCCATAGTCCACCTATTGTCTATATCATATATCACGATAGGGGTTGCTGTTAGATGCTTGGGGTCGTTGACCTTTTCTGCGGCATATTCGTAAGCATACATAGATATACCACATGCTCCTACATCGTTAGCTCGTTGGACCATTTTGTGGTCCCAGCGCGTGCCTTTGAGTGCATTGCGAGTGTTCAGCTCGGCAGTGATGAAACCATGCTCGGGCTTGTTCACATCCAGGGATGGGAAGTTGGGTGCTTGCGCAGTGTACTGCGCGAATATTGTCTCCCACAACTCGCCTTTCGCGTCAGTCGGCTCTGGGCGGAGTTTGTTGACATCAGCATCTTTACTTTGATCCTGAAGATTTATACCTTTATCGGGTATTCTGGTGGTGACGGGAGGGGGCACTTGAGAAGCACCAGAGTTCCCTTGTCCGGCATCCCGATCCATACGAGATGTCGTCTGTCCGTCAGGTGCGCTTGACAGTACAGTCGATCGTTCAGCCTCCGTTGTACCCACACCTATAGTGTCTACGTTATCGGATGGCATAAGAGAAGATCGTAATTAATTCACCAGTCAGGAAAGCTACCTGTCTGGACCTGCTTCTTCCGTGGGGAAACAGGAAGTGTATCATCTGAAGTGTCCAGATTTGTGCCATACTTGGCTTCGCCTGCGTTTATGGCAGAGATCGCAGCCTGTGCGTGGCTGAGTGCGGCTGGGTAGTCGCCTCGATAGGCAGAGTGAGAAGCTTTTGCCACTCCCTGTGCTACTTTGACAGGCGTAGAGTATGATGGCATACCATCACTACTACACCTGGGTGAGACTTCATAAGCCATAGAAGTCACGAAGGCTCCTGCTGCTGCAGCAACAATAGCCAAGCCTGCAGTCTTAGCTGCAGACTTTTTGCTGCCAGAGCAGCATGACCCGTACCCTCCAGAGTGAAGAGCTGAGCTTTCGACCCAAGCATTGGTTCGGTCGAATGTACCACTAACTGCTGAGACAGAGTGGGTACCTCTAAAAAGCACCTCTGATGAGGTGTCCGAGTTTTTGTCCTTATGGGCGGGTGTCATTCTACTGGACCCGCAAGGAGGGGCATCACCGCTGAAATTTTGCATTGGGTAACTCATAAGACCCCGTTTGGCGGTGAATAGTATTCCTGGGCTGTTGCCTGGTAACAATAAGGACAGCGCAGCGAATGCAACTTATGAGATAGTTGAATCGTGTGCGTATGCGTCTCACCTGTAATACTCACCGTGGTGTGGTAAGTTACAGGGTTGAAGATTTTGTCATAGCTATCTTCACGTACGGGAGGCTGTAAGCCTGCCTCGCTGAATACTTCAAACCAGTATTCATCTGCACCGTCGGAGACAGATGGTGCAGGGATGTTCTCTACCTTCATTGTGACGGTAGTGAACATGCACTTGGCTAGATGAATGAATTCATCCGTTGTCGCTTGCCCATCCCTTATTGCCAAATATGAATGGTACAAGTCGGCGACCCCCTGCCTGGAGGTGGATCTTGTTTCTGTCATAATGTAAGACTCCCTGTTGGTGAATCTTGCCATTACCATGCCCGCCACCGCTGAGGCGATGCTCCTGGAACCGACCTTCCGTTGAAGACGGGTGATGCATTTGAATCCCTCCTGTGGGTTTCCAATCCGGTCGGCGATGCACTTTGCGCGACTCTGGAAGCGTGTGAATCCTTTATGGGTTCTGGGTTTTTTGCCGTTAGGCCCGCTTCCATCAGCACGTTTGGGTTTATCACCGTCGGGTTTTCTCGCCGAGGTGGGGTCCGAACTATCGACCCTATCATCATCGTCAGCGCCGTCAGAGCGAAAGCGATCAGTGATAATATGGCACAGGCGGTCAAGTACGGCGCCCGGACCGGTGCCTGCACTATTCGCTGCGTGGTTGTCGAGTGCATGGTACGCGCTCTCCACTGTCCTAGTCCCTGGGGGGAAAGTGACCTTAGCCATGGGCGCATTGTCTGATATAATGCGCTTAACCACCTTGCTACGGCGGCAATCTTCGTCTCTGCTGGAGACAAAGGGTCTGGTGTCTCTGGCGAGATCAGAGCGGTATACGGAAGATCCTGCTCCCTGACCTCTACGATCGAGAACAGATCTACTGTCGTCAATGGTGAATACCGCTGGGCGTGAAGTGGATCTTTCACTATTGGTTGAATTGCAAACTAGTAACTCACCTGACATTACCTTCGTTCCCGGTTATGCCTTTGTTAGATGACATGTCATCTTCTAGTACGGACGATTCCGTATCCGTCTCTTCACCTGTCGGCGGTAAGGACGGGTTGTCGACAGTGACGACAAATATGCTAGGAACTAGCTTACAATGGCCTTCAACGTAGTTGACAGGACGAGTGAGCAGGTTAAAGTAAGAGCTGGTCACTTTCTCTTGTATGACGAGAGGGGTTCTTTCCGTCTCAAGGCAGCATTCGCTGCACACATATGTCATAAGCTCAGTCATGAGCTGAAGCTTGTCAGAGGACGCGCAGATAGACTCAGGGGCTGCGCCTTCAATCGCGTAGGCAAGCTTGTAATCCCACAGTTGGTAGGTCACTGCCCGAAGGGATTCATCGGCATCATCAACGGACACCTCCACCGAATATGCAATATAAGGTGACAATCCAGTGGCGAAACACTTGGTAAGTCTTTGCCACGTCTTTTTAATTGCCTCGTCTCCGCTACGGCGAACAGAGGAGGCGGCAAAAAGGCTCTTTTCCTCTTCGCATACGCTACTACCTGCTTGTGAGGTAGTGCCTATCCCTGAATCTGTAGGAACAGGAGATAGAGGTTTGGCTGCGGCTGTTGCTAAAGCCAGATCAGCGGCCAGAGCATCAGCTTGTTCCCGCTTCTCCATTGAATGGACGTACCGCTTCACATAACGATGAAGGGTTGGCGTCGTATAGTTGATCTCGTTGAGATCGAGCCCCCACTGTTTGTAGTGGTGGCCTGTGAATCTTTCTTTTACTTTGTCCGCGAGCAAAGTAGGCATGCGCCCTAGAGGGAGGGCGGCAAGTAGTCTGATAGCACCAACGTACTTATCAGCTATCTCATCATAATTGTTTGAATCAACAGTAGAAGATGAGAAAAGCCTGAGGATGTCCTCGTCAGGCCCTCTGGTGTCTGGTTTAGCACAAGAGAATAATTTTGAGTACCAATCTATGTACTCATTGTGCTCCTTTGCAAAGGAGCGGGAATCGTCCATTCTGTCAGAGATGACACTTCGGTCCTCTTCACAGATGGAGAGACTATCTTGGGTCGCTTCTGCAAAAGATTTCACAGATCTGGACGCATTGGTCATTTCTTCGGAGAAGAACATGAGGCTGCTAGAGAAAGGTCGTCTACTGTTAGATACCTGTACTCTGGCATTTTGGTGCAAATCGGAGAGTTGCTTGATGGTTTCGAGATGTTTAACTTGTTCATAAGTTATTATCTCGGGATGTGTGGAGGCGATCTCATCTATCCCGTCAATGAGTTGAGTAATAAGCGAAGCTTGTACTTTTAAATGAGGTTGCTTACGTAAATAGTTAGCAACCTGACTGGTAGCGAGGGTACCGACGGCAGTCCTGCACTCAGTCTTGGCTTGCCAATATTGATTGGCTAGTGGAGGTGCTCCTCTCACAGTAGACTTGTTCATCATAAGAGCGAACCACTCTTGAATGTGAAGCAAGTTTGAGCACGCATCGGTGCTGCTGAGCCGATGCTGTGCCTTGACAGACTCAGAAGTTGCCTTCAACTTCACATAGTCTCGGATGTTGATGACATCCCAGCCTATGTAGTACCATAGATACTGGGCGTGTGCATACCACACGGTGTTGCACGACCCTCTTTCCAAATGGTCATAAGGTGCAAGCGTGTAGCCAACATATTTGCCCCCCTGACCAGCAGGGGCACGTTTGCTCCCGCTGGGAGCGGAAGAAACCTTGTTGATAACCGGTATTACTGGTATACCGAGCACGGTGAGCAGCTTGTCATCGTAACCTGGAACATCAACTTTATAAGTAGGTGGTGCAACCACCTTATTGTTCACCACGCCAACGGAACGCTGAGATGATGTGCCATCTCCGCTGAAAGCAGAGTCGTAGGCATAGCAGGGGTGATAACGTGCCCCTGGAGACTTTGTCTTTAAACAATAGTCTCTAATGCGCTTAGATATCCTCTCTAAGGCAGATCTGGGTACAGCACGGCGGCTGAGCAACGAAAATTCTTCCACTATAGAATCGTTCGTAGTTACTTGTACCTGACCGTCGTCAGAAAAGCAAGCGGGGGCATCCCGTACTAGTTCGGCAGGGTTTGTAGCCAAGAGGGGCGGAGGAATATCATCTCCTGAGTCTTTCGCAACTATCCCAGTGTGAGATATTGCGTGCCGCACAGACGTCTCGTAAAGGTGGTTGCGGAGTTTAAGGTACCTGGCGGTATCACATAAGGTGGACGGATCCACTTGAGGCAAGTCTGCCTCACGTTCGATAAGATCTCTATTCGGAATTTGATTACCGGGGTAGATCGCGTCGAACGCAGTTCGCCTGGCGTCGAACAGGCTCTTCTCGTGGCCATCGTTGAGCTTCTGCTGACGATTGGCGGCCGCGCGTTGGAGTTGGGCGATAAAGGTTGTACAATCCTTTCCTTTCTCCAATGTCTTCTCCGTCATGTCTGGCGGCGGAGGCATAGGACGGAGTCCTTTATGGTGGACTACTCTGTCAAACGGAACTAATATCCAGAGTAGCTGAGTCGAGGCCCTCTTCGCTCCTGATGCCTGGGTGGGTCGGGAGGAAGACGTGGGCGCCTTTTTGCTGAGGTCAGCTTTGGTTTTGTCCTTCCCAGACTGGGAAGTTTTCGGCGTGGTGCCGGTCACCCCTGGGGGGTGAGACACTCCTGCTGGAGTGGTTTTAGCAGATTTCCTTGAAAAGGCCATCTGCTAGGTAGTATTGAGTATCTGCACTTCAAG